CGCATTCGCGTCCTCTGGGTTCACTTACTCGGCGTCGTCATCAGCCCATGCGTCCAGCACGGAAGCTACGTCCTTAGTCTCCGTCTTCTTCACGGTACGCTTTACGGGTTCATCCACAGCTTCGGGGGTGGTGACCTTGGGCAGGGCTTGAATCCCTGCTGCGGGTGCTGGTGTACCTGACTTCGGGGCATTGATATCAAGCTGGTTGACCGTCATCGTCACCGCGTTTACTGCATCGGACGACTCGCCTTGGCGCTTGCTGTCTGCCATCTCCTCCACCGACAAGGGGCGTACGGCGCGGAAGGTCAGCTTGGGCGTGGCGCTTGCCGTATCGAAACGCATCTCTGTCACAACAGCGGTGATGGGGATACCATGACCACCGAGGAATTTAGCGTACTGCTGTAGCGGCATCTTGCCGTTCTCGCCCGTGCCAAAGATCGACTGACCGGGAAGCGTCAACTGATACACATCACCCGTCAGGTTGTTCTCTAAGGCTACGGCAACACGCTGATTGAAACGGCAAGCGCGACTATCGCCCTGACCCGAACCCTTTATGTTCTGCTGGCAGTTCTGGCAATTGGTACTTTGCGGAGCCTTCGACGTACTGTCAGGAGCAATGCCATCATTCGACCAGCAGGTTGGGGCAGAATTCTGACCCTCAGTGTACGAGCCAGCGTAGTAGCTGCGCGATGTCTTCTCAGCAGAGCGAACCAGTATCACGTTCATGGAACGGTCATCGTTTTGGGCGACTTCCTTGCCACCAACGATCATGCGGAACACGCCGCCACGGATGGATATACGCTTACCATTACCGCCGCCACCCATCAGGGCTTTGGTTGTTGCGTCAAGTTCTAGACCGCGAAGGTGGGCGGGAAGTGTGTTGCCGCCTTGGGAGAAAAGTGATAGTTCAGACATTTTTTTGATCCGTAGTTAGAAAGTTTTGAATGATGGTTAGGTCAAGGTTGAAGAATTTGGCAAGGTCGCTACCGAAGAAACGGTAGTTCTTACCAACGCGGATAAACGGGATACGCTTGGTCGGGTCTTGCTCCCGAATCAGGCTATGGACTGTCGATGGGGCGACTTGCAATAGCTTCGCCACCTGCGTCAACGTGAGTGCAGTTTCCAATTAGCTTCTCCTAACAGTTACAGTGTATCGGTGGTCTACGTTCAGCCCCGGTGGTAAAAGATCAGGGTTTTCCCGTAGGAAGTTTTTCATGCTTAACTGCGATATACGCCGTTCAACAAGGTCAAGTGCATCGTTGTCACGAATGAACTTGTGCATAGAGGCCCAGTCACCTGTCCAGTAGCGGGTTTGCACTGTACGGATGGCTGTGCCATGCGCGGTACGGATGCTCTCTGCACCTGTTGCTTTGCAGGTTTCGAGTAGGTTGCCCTCAACCATCTCCATCTGCTCTTTGATAGCAATGTCGTCTGCCTCGTACTTCGCCTTGAGCGCGGCACGGGCATCACGCATCTTTATGTAGACGCGAACTAGCTTGTCTGCTGTAATTTCCATAGTGATTTCCTTGTTGTAGTTGATGCTGTTGTTGCTGGTTTTTCTCTATCATACACCATATCTTTACCTTGTCAAGTACCTCCTTAACTTACGTTATTTTTCAGGTCAAACGTATCCCTGTATAGCTCCATCAAGCTCACCTGCGCTGTCTCTTTGCTGTCCAACGCCTTGTACAGCTTGGCTTCCACCGGACTTCCTTGCAGCTTGACGACCAAGCACTTGTTGGTCTGCCCCGCCCTATGGATACGGGCATTGGCTTGTGCGTAAGTCTCGTACGAGGTGATCGGTGCCCACCACACAATCGTGTTTGCTGCATGTAGCGTGACGCCGTGTGATGCCGCTTGAGGCTGTATGACTAGCACTCGTGGATCGGGGGTGTCCTGAAACTTACGGAAGATTTCTGTGCGTCTACTTGCTGGCACGCCCCCATGAATTACATCCACGGTGTAGCCGCCTCTGCGTAGTTCCTCGTACAAAATTTCTATGGCATGTCGATAGGGCACGAACACTAACACCTTATGGCTAGACTCGTCAATCACTTCTTTCAATACTGCCGTTCTACTGCTGGCGTCGAAGGACACGACCTCTCCGTTGTCAGAGTACACAGCGCCACAAGAAATCTGTAGCAGCTTGTTGAGCTTGGCGGCAGCGTTGACTGCCGTAATCTCCTCCCCTGCCGCCTGCATTGCCATGACCTTGCGTAGCTTCTCGTAGTACCTTACCTGCTGCGCCGTCATGGGAACTTCACGCTCTGCGTACAGCAAGTCCGGTAGGTCTAGGCATTGCTCCTTGGTGAACCTGATGGCAGGTTGAAGCATCGTCTGGACAACCCGCTCTGCGTCCTTCTTCGGTGACCATTTGAACGCGGTGATCTTGTTCATCACCTGATCGCGGTACAGCGTGAAGCTGCGGGGAGTAGCTGTAGGATTGACTAGCTTGGCAATGCCGTAGGCATCCAGCGGCGACTGCGAGGCGGGAGTACCCGTCAGCATCCATAGCCATGTATGCGGCTTGATGATCCGGTTGAGGCTCTTCCACCTTGCCGTCGATGCGGTCTTGTAAGCGTTGGCTTCATCCACCACGATCATGTCGAAGTTGGCATCAATGATGTCCTGCTCAACTATGCTAACCCCGTCGTAGTTGATGATGACAAACTCTGCGTCTGAGTTGATTATTTGCTGGCGCTTCTCCCTGTTGCCGTAGGCTATGCCAACCTTGCGGTGCATGATCCCCTTGAATAAATCAGCTTGCCATGCGGGTTGCATGATGGACAGGGGGCAGATGATTAGCACCCGCTTGATGTGCTTGATGTTCATCAGGTAGTCAGCCGCCCATGCAACCGAAAGCGTCTTGCCTGTCCCCGGTTCGCTGAAACAGAACGCCTTGCGGTGCAGGGTTAAGAATGCAGAGGTCTGCTTCTGGTGGGTGAACGGTTGGTATATCCCCGGCCATTTGTACTTGGCTACGATGGGAGATGGGACGTTGCGTACCTTAAGATTTTTCAGAACTTGCGCCTCATCCAGCCCCCAATGAACCATCACCGTGCTGAACCCACCTTCGTCCCCCTCCTCCAGCAATGCGCTTTTCGGGATGACGTTTAGTATCTTGTACGGATTACGTAATGTTAGTTTGAGGGCTTTACCGTCGATGATTTCCATGTGGACTCCAATGCATAATGGGCCGAAAGTGGTGTTCACTTTTAGCCGTTTGATGATGACACCTTACGGGTGTCGGTCGGTCAGATCGCTACTAGGGAGCAGTAACTCTGACTGATACAGTTAATTGGGGAGAGCAATCTTCCCCGATCCTACCTACGCCCTCACCCGTACCTTACAGGGGGTAGGCTACCCACCATCACTTCTTCTTTTTCGGCTTGTTCACCTTGACCGTGTGGTCGCTGTTCCTACTGAATGATCGGTTGGTTCCCGGTGCTTCTAGCCGCAGGTTACTCTTCTCTCCGCTGCCACCCTTGCTCAGCGGTATGGCATGGTCAATGTCCTTACCCTTACGATCAATGCCTTCACGGTCATACAGATCACGGGCGTTCTCCCGCTTGCGACGAGCAGGGGCTTCGCCCCGATCCAGTTGCTGTTGGTATTCTTTCTTGTATGGTCTTGGCTTGTTTACGTACGGCATATCATTTCCTTCCACAATGAGTACAGGAGGTTATCCAGCAGTAATTCTTGCACAAACCGCTAGGTTTTGCATTCCATATATCAGAACTATACGCCCCCTCCAGCATGGTTACCTTCGGCATCCAGTTGCCCCAATACCGATGTTGCTGCTGCGCTTCATAGACAGATGGTACAAACTTGTCTTCAGTAAGGAACAACAACCCGCCCTTAACGATCTTCACTTCCGGGAATATCTTGAACACGGCAAGCGCCATGAGTTCCAACTGTCCGAGGTCAGCGTAACGTGACTTGCCCAACTTGTAGTCGATAACACGGGCTTCACCCTTCTCGCGGTCAACGATCAGCAGATCAGCTACGCCACGGAACCAGCAATCAGGGGAATGAAAGTCACATGGCTCCAGCTTCTCGGTCAGCGCCATCTTAAACTCGCAGAACTTCTCGCCCTTGATCTTGAGTAGGCTGTCGAGCGACGGCTTTATGAAAGCGAACTTCGCATCAATCGGTGTACCGTCCCGCACGTATCGTTCTGCTGCCTCATGTACGATCTTCCCGTACATGGCCTGCTCACCTTCAGGTTCCTTAATGTCCTTTGCCACCCTGATGTGGTAGAACTTCTTCGGGCAGGTGCTGAATGTCTTCAGGCTACTGAACGACCACGCGGGAATCTTAGTCATCAACAATCACCATAACTTGCTCCCATTCCGCTTTCGCAATTGACTGGTAAACCCTGCGCCCACGACGGAACCCAGCGCATACAGGACTCAACGTAGTCCCGCGCCTCATCCGCTTCCTCATGCCTTGCGACAATGCCAATAGCATCATGCACCGTAAGTACAACTCTGTACCGCTTGGCAATCTTTCGCATTTGATCGCCAATGATACACCGCGCAATCGCTTGTGTAAAGTTTTCTACCACCTTCCCACCATATATTTTGTTTGCTCCCTTACGGGTCTGATAGACGAACTGCTTCTTACCGTCCGCATCCACCACTTCCTGCAAATCGTTGTAGAAGATATGCAGCCCGTTGGGTAGCAAGATGCCTTGTGCATCCACTGTCAACAGGTCATCCCTGCACAGATTCATGGTCATGCCCTTCACCATACACCGCAGGGCTTCATGGGCTTCCCGCCATAGCTGGGGTATTTTCGGGTACGTGGTGCGGTAGGTGCCAACAATGTATGCGGCTTCCCCTGTCTCAATCGTCGTACCAAACGTACGCAATTGCGCCTGAAACTTCGGGCCACCCATGCCATACCCGCAATTATGAACAACTAGGGGGCCGTCAGCACTTAGGATTGTGTATCGGTTTCTCGGCCCTGAGTATGCGATGTCGTAAGTCTGCATTCTCTGCTTCAAGGGCGGTGATCCTATCTTGCATGTGCCCAACGCTACGCCTATTTGCCATGTTGGTTGAACGCCCCACAAAGCGAAGATTACCCGGCTCGTACCCCCTATCCACATCAATCCTGTCCATCTCAAGATTTTGGGTGTCATGCCCTTCCAACGTGAGGAGATACCGGAGAAAAGCGACCCGATCAGTTCTCCACGACTCGTAGACGTATATTCCGCGACCACCGTAGTGTGGGTATGCTTTGATGTTGGAATTGTGACACCGGGAAACGCAAGATGAGATACGGTTGAGAAGTCTAGTTCGTGTAGTTTCATCTGGGCATACGCTTTCATACGCCCAATAGCGTTTAGTATGCGCCTTAATTTTGGCGCAAGTGTTGCACCTAGTACTGCGACCTTTAATAATATTCTCCCGCAATACAACCCCGACCCACCCGCATGAACATTTGCAAACAGGATGCCACCCACTGTTCCTACCCCTTGTATTTTTATGTGGCCTCCACTCAACGATAGTAAGTTCGCCACGCTTCTCGCCGACTGCCAAAGGAAAGTCTTTGTAGTTACCTCTGACCACGCCTCCCAACCATGTTCCGTTAGGATTTCGTGATCCGATGTTGCGCTTATTCCCTTGTAAGTCCATACGTCCTTTTCCCCTCGGTCAACCACACCGCCATGCTGTACCCACCGTAGCCCCTCCCACACCATATCCGTAGCCTGTACGTGTATTATAGGAACCCAACCTCGGGTTGTCAACACTAAGGTATCCGCGCCGAAGCACCCTAAAATTGTCGTCTTGCCTACAAATCTTTCCGCAGCGGTAATGTCTGTAGAAGGCTTGTTGTAGATAGCCGAGGCCATGATTTTGTATACATCCTCGCCCTTAGCAAACGCCTCAACCAAGTCGTCTTGCCCTGCTTCCCACGCCAGCGTACGGGCTTCGATCTGCGAGGAGTCAGAATCAATAAACACATAGCCTTCAGGGGCTTGGATGGCCTTCTTCAGCTTACCCGCATTAGCCCCACGGCTAGGTAGGTTCTGTAGGTTTACGGAATCTGTGCCACCCCACCGCCCCGTATGCGCGGCGTAATACTTCAGCGGAATGGGGAGCAGCCCCCGCCCTGCAATGTCTAGGAACCGTTGGGTTCTAGTCTCTTCCAGCGTTGACTTAGTTCCTATACGTGCCGCGCACAGGGCTTGCACCCGTAGGTCTTCATGCTCAAGCAGGGCCTTAAAGCCCTCGTCGGTTTTGGCTAAGGCTAGGGTCAGCTTGCCCGTGGTAGGGCTGATCTTGGTGGGGGCTTCCACATTTAAGCCTTTCAGCATGGTGGCAAACTGGGTGTTGCTCATCAACGTCTTGCGTACATCTGCCTGCACCCCATCGTCACCAAGGATGTGCTTAACTGCAAGGTCTTGCCTGCCCACCGCCTTCAGCGCGTTGACCAGATGCGCTTTCTTCTGCGCTACCATATCGTCGAGGTGCGCGTTCAGGGCTTGGGTGTCCAGCCGTAGAACGGGGTGAATGAACATACCCAGCGTCAGGTCAATCAGCCTGAGTTCGCTCGTAGGAAACCCAGCGTTAATCATCATCTGAAAGATGTTGCACGTTAACTGCACATCATTGCGGCAGTACTCGCCATACTCGGCAAGGTGGTGAGCGGAAAATAACTCACGCCCCATACCCCTAGCGTTGTCCACCTCCGTACCCTTTTTACCAACACTATAGCGTTCAGCCATTGATTTGAGAGACACACTGGAATCCGACCCGTGCAAGGCACGCCCCATGCTCATGGTATCCAGCCAGCCTTTAGGCTTAACACCGTATCGCCATGACAGGATCGCCCCGTCGAACATGGTGTTGTGTGCCAGCACGAGCGAATCTTCCCACGGCAGGGTGTCCAGTACCTTCTGTATATACGCATCGTTGCCTGTCACCCAAACACAGCGGTCATCGTTCAGCTTGTACGCAAAGCCAATGGTTTCAAACTTGTCATCCCGTACGTACTGCTCGGTGCTTAGCTTCGTCAGGCTAAATTCGCTGCTGTAGAAAGTTTCAAAGTCTATTGTTATAATATTAGCCATTAGGTTCCTTGCGATTGTGTATCAGTAACTCCTGCAACTCCGCTAGGTTCTCTCCACGGGCAATGAATGTAAGCCCGTCAGCGTTCATGATCTTATTTAGTTCCCGGTCTTGTAGCACGGTGGTCTTACCCGCACCAGCTTTGCATTCAATGGCTATGAACCTGCCATCCATACAGCCAATGATGTCGGGTATGCCCTGCCTACCGTACCCGTTTGCAGGGGGCATGAAGTGGTAGATGCCAAGCTCATCCAGCATATCCCTGACCTTGGCCTTGACCCTTGCTTCTGGAGTCATAGCCATTAGTAATCCCCTTCAATCTCATCCAGCTTCTTCATGTAGTGCTTGGCCTTACCTGCATCGTCGCTGTTGTCCTTACGCCCTGCACGTAGCGAGTACTTGATGATGTTGCCTTTCAGGAACCCCCGGAACTCCTCGTGGCTTAGCACCGACTCCATCACAGCCCACGGTTGTATGGGCATATCTTTGTAGTGATTCCCGCTAACCTGTGTGTCGTCAGCACGCTGGCCTGCCTGCATGGTTTCGGGGAACAGTTCCATTTGCGTTTTATTTGCAATCATAGTATTTCCTTTAGGTTAGTCTGCTGCTCATAGGTTTTCCAACTCTTTTATA